ATCATAAAAATATTGTTCAAATATTTCCATTTGAGCTTGATTGGCAAATAAATTAAACTCTTGAGGTGTAATATAACCTCTTTGTTCTTTGTTAGCTAAAGCTAAAACTTTTTGATATACTGTGTCAATACTTATTGCCATGATTTTTATTTATAATAATTGTAAGGAAATAATCTATTTAAGTTTTCTTTTCTTTTATTACAACCACAATCTTTACCCGTTACCTCGCTTACTTTATCTACTACTTTTTTTATTCCGGTTGCTTTTGTAAATTTTTCTATTGAATCGCCTAAACCTTTTGATTTTTTGTTTTCCATATAATATAATTTTGTAGTTTGCAATCGCCCCGTAGGGCGATTACCACTACAGTTAGATTAATTTAATCTTTTTTCAATATTTTGATAAACCTCCATACCTTCGTCAGTTTTAAACCAAGCGGCTAAAGCTGAATATGGGTGTTCATCAAAAGGAACATTCATTAGTTTTCTATCGTTAGAACCCCAAGTAAATGTTCTTTGATCAGGAGATAATTTAATTATCTTCATTTCAGTTGCTCTAATACCAAAGTTTCTTAAAACAACATTTTCATCATTTACTAGTTCTAAAAACAAAGATGGATTTTTCTTAGCGTATATAAGTAAATCTCGTTTAAGCTCTTTAGAACTCATATTAGATACCTTAGAACCTACCTCTACTCGCATAACAGCTTCTGCTGTGTCAATATCTAAATTTTGAGCCGCGTTTAATGCTTCTATTTCTAATTCTATACTTTCTACTTCACTAGCTGCTTTTGCAGCTGGTTTTTCTTCATAAAAAGTAATATCTCTTTGTGGGTGATATAAAGATAAAAATTTCTGTAAAACAGTTTTTTCTCTTTCTACAACTAACATACCATTTCTAAAAACAATATGTTCCATTCTTTGCTCTCCTTGCATTTCATCTACAAATACTGTTTTTTGATTTTGACAATATTTAATTTCTCTTTCGTAACCTTTTTCTTCGTCAAAATAATAAATATTTGCAGATTTTAGCATTCTAGATAAAGGTTTTTTACTACCTTTTAATCTATACATTCTATCTTTTATTTCCCAACCATCTTCTGCTTTTTTATAAGTTGGTTCTTTTCTTTTTACTTTTGGTTGTTCTACAACTTGAGTAACTTCTTCAGTTACTATTTCTTTTTTTATTTCTTGTTTTTTTGCCATAATATAATATATAATAAAATTAATAAAATAAAGTCGAGGCCGAAGCCTCGACTTTTAATATAATGCCTACTTCATTAACATGAAGTTGTTAGCACCTTGTGTAACTAAACATCTTTCAGATAACATATGTATTTCCATTGCATCTAAAGCAGAAGTAGCAGCACCAACAGAACCAGTAACCCAAGTTTTCATTTTTCGGTTATCAGTTTGTGAAGCTCTATATCTAACATGTAAAAATGGACGTTTCATATTTGATCCTAAAGCTTGGTCATAAACTGAAGATACACCAGCTGGAATAATAACACCTCTAATTGCAGCAGTAGTACCACGTGAGTTTATTGAACCTCTTGTAGCTTTATCATTTAAGTATCTAAAATCAGACTTATAGAAGTCATAAGAACCTCTTCGGAATCCAGAGAAACCTAAGTTAAGTGCCATATCTTCTGAGTTATTGAATACTCCGTAAGAAGTACCACCAGACCCATAAGAATTCATTGAAGCTAACATATCGTCAATAGCAAGAGATGTAGCTCTATTAACAAACATCATATTTTCTTCAATAGCACCTTGATTATCAAACTCAGCTAAAATAGCATCAAATTCAGCTAAATCAGTTGCAGCGTTAACACCAGTTACACCAGAAGTAACATTACCTCTTTCTTCGATTGCATCGAATAAACCTTGTGTACCAACACCATTAGTACCTGCATCAGCAGAGCCTCTAATTTGACCATCAGCAAAACCAATGATAGATGCGTCAGCTGATTTTTCAGCTTCTAACATTGTCATTTCTAAGTAATCAGTAAATCTAGCTCTAGTCTCACCTTCAGCTTTTAAGTACCACAAGTAACCTGAAGTACCGTCTTCAGCAGAAACTTCAACCCAACCTACTTGTGAAGCGTCAGAACCAGATACAGCATAATAATCTTTCATTATTTGCATTTGGTTACCATACGATTTAAATGTAGGTGACAAAGAAGTTCTTTTGCTAGAAGCAGCAGCTCCAGTTAGATCACTATAAGTTTGACCTTTTCCATAGTGAGAACCTACGACTAATAAAGTTGCTGTACCGTCAGTTAGTGTTGATAAAGCAGCGGTAGCGTAAGGCTCAACTGTAACAACAGCTGTAGCTGGAGTTTCAACAACTAGTGCTTTTACAATAACACCAGCTTGAGCGATTAATACAACGTCATTTACTCTAATACCGTGAGATGCAACAGCGAAACCATTTTCACCATCAGCACTACCATCGATATCATGAGTAACTGTAAACGTACCATTTGTGTCTCCATCTGCATCTACCGTACCTACGTAAGATAAATGTAAACGAGCTTGTTCAGACCATACAACTTGATCAGATGTAGAAGCCTCTTCCGCGCCAACTTGTGCTAAGAAACCAGAGATTGTTCTGTTACCGAAAACCGCCGCTTCTTGTTCCATTAAGTCAGGCAGATATTGTTGTTCCCAGCCGGTTGAACCGCCTGTGAAATCTATGTAGTTTGAAGCTAAAGCCTGTTGCTGTGCGCTTGGGACTTTGTTTAACAAACTACCTCCTGTAATTGCCATAATTTTGTAATTTTAAATTGTTATTTATTTTTATTTATTTTAAACTTAAAATCAGAAGAATTATCACCTAACACTTTGAACTTCATACCACCTGTTTCAACTTTTCCATGAGCTTGTCTTGGATTCATATTAACATTTTTGGCTTTAGTAACACTATCTTTCATAGCATCAGCTTTTCCTTGTTCGTAAAAGTGTTTTGCAACAGCATCTGCGTTCATTGCTGTAAATAAAGACTTGTGATAACCTTTTGCATCTGTTAAAGTAGAATTTTTATCTAAAAACTTTTTAGTAAAATTACTTATATCGCTTTGGGTGTTTTTAATCTCTTCAGCATTGCTTACATTAAATCTGTATTTTTTATCACCGACGTTGTATTCAAAACCTTTGAACTTGTCGTTAAAAACTTGATTAGTTTTTTGTGTAAAAATTTCAGTATTTTTTTTAACTGTTTTTTGAGTTGCTTCTGACTCTTTGTTATATCTATTAAAGAAATCAACAGCTTTTTGCTGTTCTGGAGTTAATTTACTTCCAGCTTTAATATCTTCATAGTATCTGGACTTTTGCCCGTCCAAGTGGCTTTTAGCGTTGGCAACTTGCTCTTTTAACGCTAATTTTTTTCTTCGTATATCTCTTTCTTCATCTTCTTCTTCGTCGTAAGAGAATTGATCTTCCATAAGAAAGTTAATTTCTTCGTTATTTAAATGAGGTTTTGTTTGCTTATAATATTCATATAGTAAAGCATTGTCATCTAATTTTGAATAATCTTGATTAAGCTTAACGTAATCATTTAAATCTCCTCCAGTTTCTTCCATAAAGTCCATTAACTTTTGGATGTTTTCTGGTATTGGTTTTCCAGTGGCTTCAGCTTCTGCTATAACCTCTTCTATTTTTTCTTCTGCTTCAGCAACTTCTTCTTCAGTAGAATCTTCAGTTATTTCCTCTAGTACTGGGGCTTCTTGTGTTTCTTCTTCCGATTGTACTTCTTCTTGTTCTTGTATGGGTTCGGCATTTTCAGACTCTGCAACCACTCCGCCGTTGTCAGTTGAATCTGCCTCAGCTTCTGTATTTTTTTCTGGTTCATCATTTTTTTCTTCTTTTGGTGTTGGTGGTTTACTTAAATCTACTTTTATAACACTATCGTCATCAGCGGATTCAAATTTATTTTCATCAACTTGTTCAGTTGTTTCTTGAGTAATTTCTTCAACTACTTTTTCTTCTTTTTCTTCCATAATATAATATAATAATAATTAATAAATTTTAACTAGGTTCAAAACTACCTAAATCAAATCCTCCACTTAGTATATCATTACCTGCAGACTCAAAGTTTTTAGGCGCTTTACCTGTTTTTCTTTGTTCAATCATTTCTGATTGTTGTGTAGCTTGTATTTTTGTTCTTTCGTCTTTACGATCTTCTTTTTGTTTTTCTCTTTCTTTCATGCCTTCAACTTCAATACCTTTTAATTGCATATTGTATTGGAACTCTAAGGCCATTAATTGTTTTTTCATTTCAACCTCTTGTGCCATTTTTTGTGCTTCAAGCTGCGCTTTTACTTGTTCTAGTTGTGCTTCGCTTTGGGCTAAAGCTTGATTTTTTTGAACGTCAACTTGTGCGGCAGCTTGTGCTGCCTGGGCATTAGATTGAGATTGAGCTTGTATGTTTTCTAGTTGTAACTGTCTATCTCTTTCTTGCTTCTTTTTTCTTCGTATTTTTAAAAGTTGATTTGCTAGTTTAACATTTTTTATTTCTCTTAAATCAATAGCATCTTCAAGTTCTATATTTTTCTGTTGCAACGCCATTTGGATGTTGTTTTCTAACATAGCTTTTTCCTCTTCATCAGGCTGTAATTCTAAAAATATACCAAAATCATAAATATGTAGTTCAGACATTTCTTTCAATGTTGCCACGTTGTGTGTTCCAATAGCTTGTATAAAAGCGTCTTTAGTTGGAGAATATTCAATAATATCAGATATTCTAAGAGACAAACACTCTGCAGTCTCAGCGGTTAGATATAATCCAGCTTGTAATATATGTCTAGTAGCAGTATTTGAGTTTGCAGCTGCTAATTTTTGTATGCCAACTAAAGCGTTTTTATCTGGCATACTACCATCCCTCGCTTCATTTAACCCAGTTACATCTCTTATCATTTGTAGATAATAATTGTAGTTTGCTATTAAAGCTTGCATTTTATTACCACCACTACCACTTGTTATTTCTTGTATAGGTACTTTACCAGGGTTTAAATCACCTTCAGAAGTAAAACTTCTCCCAATAACAGAACCTGTTTGAAAGAACATGTTTAGAGCTTCTTGTGGGTTGTAATTAGTTCCATTACCTAAATCAACTTCAGCTAAACCATCAGCATCTAAATAAACACCATCTGGAACCATACGTGACATTACTTGTTGTAACTTTAAGTGTGTCAATTGTATCATATCAGCAAAACCAGTTATACGTTTTACCAATGAATCAATTTTACCATTGTACATTCTAGGAGCAACTATAGCATAGTTCATTTTAACTTTAGTAAAATCACTTTTAGGGCGCATCATATTTTTAGCCATCTCCCATTTAAGTAATTTATTTGTACCAAGAACCATAGCGCCATCATAAAGAGTTTCTACTGATCTTAATAATCTAGAGTAACCACCTTCTTTATCAGACGGTGGGTTAAAAGTATCATCTTTAGCTATAATTTTATCAGCACCAGTTGCAGTTTCTTTTATTTTATATACCTCATTCATATAAGTTTTATAGTTAAAATATAAAACTTGAATTGTGTTATTGTCTTCTTTATCGTAAGTATGTACTGAATTATAATTTGACCTATTATTAGGTTTATTTTTCATTATATCCTCAAGATCGCTTTCTGTTAAATGGGGAAATTGTTTTGCTAATTCGTTTACAGGAATAGTCTTTACTTCGCCAACATAATATATATCATCAAAATAAGGAGATTCAGTATAAGAATAAACTAAATTTGCAGGATCAACATAATCTATAGTAATACCTTCAGAAGTATTAAAAGAAGTTTTTACAGCTCCAATACCACAAACAGTTAAATCATAATAAAACTGTTTTTTTATCAACTCATATTTATTCCCTTCAAATAAAATATTTAAAGCTTGTTCTTCTGCTAATTCTACAGCTTGTTTATAATTTAATTGCATATGCAATCCTAATTCTTCTTCAGAATCCGGTAAAGTTTCAGGATCGTTTTTTGCTAAAGTTATACCAAAGGCTTGTCTTGAGAAAGCGTCTAAATCTTTTGTTCTCATATCTGCCAATATAGATTCCATGTATTCAGTTCTTTTACTTACACCAAAAGGATCTTGTGAATACGCTTTTATATCATAAGTCCTTTCTGCAATACCGTTTACAACAATATCAACAAATTTAGAAATAATTGGGACAGGCTTCCAGTCTAAATTAAGATAGGACAAATCACCGTTTATAGATAATTCATCCTTATATTTTTGTATAGATTGTTCGCCTCTAGCATACAATCTTAAATTATGAAAATTATTATGATTAGATCTATATCTATTAAGATTTCTATCATTATAAAACCATTCTTGCTCTATCGCTTTACCTACTTTTAAACCATAATCATAACTCAGCTTTTCAGCGTCACTTACAGTTTGACTAGGAAAATAACTTTTAATGCCAGACTCTGCCATGTATTTATTTTATTATTTGTGAATTAGTTCCAGTATTACTATACTTAGAAATATTTATATTTAGTTTTGGTTTTTCAACCTTAGCATTTGGCGCGTATAAATGTCTATTGTTAGCCATAATAGCTAAACCACTGCTTATTGTTTCC